AACCGCTTCACCTTTACTATTAATTCTTTTCCAATCACCTTCAGGGTGTTCTTTATCAAACCACTTACGCAAATCTTCTTTCATATCTTCGTCTGTGGCACCCATTGTATTTTTGCGACTAGTGCCTTCCATGTAAGCGTACAGAGACTCCATATCTGAATGAACTTTAGAAAGTTTATTTTGATACCATTCTTCTACTTTAACACCACTCAATATCAAATTCATGATTTTTTCAGAAGCATAAGAAATAAAATGAAGTTGCGTATGTGCCATATCATTTTTTTCTTCAGTGTCATTATACTCACTTTCTTTAATATTATTTTTGCTTTTGTAGTGAGAAACTAAATCACGAGTATTAACTCCAGTATGACCTGAAGCTACAATAGCTGCATAATATTCAACACCGTGCTTACGCTCAGTTTTTCTTTTCATTAATGATGAAAGCGTGTCTGCTGCAAGATCATAATTTTTTTTGTGCAGCAAATATCTGCCGAGTAAACCAGATTCTTTAACACAATTGTTCACGAGGCGCCCTCCTTTTAATTTAGTACCTTTTTTCTTCCAACCGTCCCAACACTGTGTTTCTTCACAGGCAGCGGTTTCAGAATTGGTTTCTATTCTTTTTTTAATTTCCAGTATCTTCTTCAGTCTGCTCTTCATTTTGATCCGGCTTTACGTTAACATTTTCTTCGTAGTACAGAATAATAGCACTCTGCTGCTCTATAAATCTTCTTAGCTCTCCCATATTGAGGGAAATGTTTTCATAATGAGGTACACTTATTGCAAAAAAGACAACAGCTCCGTTCTCTTCACCAAATCTTACTAAAAATTCGTCTAAGTTTTCTTCTGTTACTGCATAAAAATCTATGTCATTTAATGTGACATGTTTAGGTCTTGGTTGTATAGGAATATTTCTATACAAATATTCTGTTTTAGTAACAACAATAGGCTCAGGGACAACTGGCGCCTTTTTTCCAAACAAACTAAAACCCATGCAACTAGTCAGCAATAGTAGAAGCGGGCTTGCCAGTAATAGTTTCCAATTCATCAAAAAGTCTCAATGTTGCGTTATTTACTCTCGGTTCAATCAAACCAGGTCTTTGCAATGTCAATCTAGTTAAATCGTGACTTGCTAATTTTCTAGCCAATTCATCTTGATATCTTTCAGCTTCATTAAAAGATGCTCTAAGTTGATCATTGGCAGCAGCAAATTGTACTGCGTCTGCTTGTTGTCTAGCAATTGTTTCATTACTAGTGGCAATTGCTTGTTCTAATTGTTCCTGATTAGCTCTCAGTGTAGCAATATTTTGATTTAATTGCGCCAAAGTTTCTTGTGTACTGTTATAATACCAACGTCCGGCAAATGCCATTATGATTATAACTAAAACTAGACCAATTGAAATCTTCAAAAACATTAGCAGTTCCAGCGCCGAAGCGACATAGCTTTGCGAGTTGGACGACCTTTCTCATCTTTCATAGGACCTTTCATGCCACCCATACGAGCGCAGAATGACTTACGGCGACCAGCAGCCTCACCATCTGGATCTAGTTTACTAGGAGGAGTTGTGACAGCAGTCTTGATACCCGCTGCTTTAGCACCCTTACGAGTCATACCGGCGCCATCTTCTGTTGCACGATAATGACCCTTGGAGTCTTCACCACGCTCCATGATATTTTCAGCTTCTGTTAGCCACTCTTTAAAAGTTTGCATTTTTAAATCTACCTATTGATTATGTTTTCTATCTTTAGCTTGACTTTCTTGTGTCTTTGGCGAAGAAACTTGTTGTTGTTGCTTTTGCATTTCCAGCTCCTGAATTTTTTTTTCTAAAGAGTCGATTCTTTCCGATATTAAAGGATAATCAGAACGCCATTTTTCTTCTTTTTTAGTTATATTAATATCGTATTTATAAGAAAGGTATTCCATAAAATAATCTAATTTTGTTTGGAATAAAACTCCCGCTTTTGTGCCTAAAAACCATTTACCATAAGCAGAACCAAAAATACTAGTAACTGCTGATCTGATTAATATAACCCACACTAATCTTTATCCTCTAAACAAGAACAATACTCATCCATCATGTGATCATATATTCCATCAAACTTTTGTCCTTTTTGCCAAGCACGTTTACGACCACGCCAAGAGTCTTTTGTTCTTTGCCATGTAGTTAGTTCACGAATATTGCCATAATAGTTAATATAATGTAATTCACCGTGGTGACTGAAACCCATTATTGATGGCGGAACTTTAGGAACTATATCGTTGTTGTTTACACAGCGATAATGTGGAACTTTCAATTCCTTAGATTTAGACCAAGATGCATTACGAGGACACCCATACGTATAGAGTGCAGCTACTTCTGAATGATGAAAACAGAATATAGAAGCAATTGCTGCACCTAAACTGTGTCCTGTTACATAAATGGGTCGTATTTTTTCTGATATTTGTGTAAGAAGTTCAATATCTATAGCAACTCTTATTTTTTTATATTCTTGATAAAATCCACGATGAAAGCCTTTATTATGATTTGCTTTCAAATCGGCAATTATATCACTTTTTTCTTTAGGTTCAGTACCTCTAAACACAATGGTAATTCTCTCTTCATTGCCTAAGACATATGCTTGAGCGCCTTCTATACTGAAAAACTTTACATAAGTAAATCCCAGACCTTCCCATTCTTTAAGAACATCTGGGGTTAAATCTTTATATGCGAGTCTAGAAATTAATGCGTGTTGATAAAATTCTGTTTTATCATTCATGTTAATTACCTATTTTTTCTAAAGAAGACATCAATCTTTCAGCACGATTTTTTACTTGATCGTACCAACGGCTATCTCTTCCTTCTTTTGCTGCTTCTTTAAAGTTTTTTGCTTTAACAGCAGCAAGAAACTTTTTAAATCCTGACAGGCGAGGTCTGCCCATATTAAACATCATATTAACCAAGATTTCTTGGACATCTCCTGGTAAACTTCTAAAGACCCCGTCTTCGTATAACCTATCACATTCGGAGATGGCAGTATCAAGATCTCTATCGAAACACGTTCTGACTCTTTCCTCAGAGATTGGAGTTCCAAGAGGTTTTCCGAATTCCGGGTCGTTTTTTGTGACAAGATGACCGACGCCAAAGGTTGGTAATCCGAGGTGATCGTTGTAGATTTCATACTTAACGCCCTCATCTATTTTTAGTTGTTTGAAAACTGCTTCTCTGTTCATTTAAAAATGCTCCGAATGATAATCTTTGTTGTTGTTCTTTTAATCCCATTCCATTTCTTACTGCGTCAAACAATTTTTTAGCATGTTGATCTGATGCTTTTTCGTGCAAACCTTCTCTGAATTTATCAAAGTCATTATTACCGGCATGAGTTCTCATTTTAGTTCCACTCATTCCTTCTACACCTTCAGCATCAGGATCTCTTTTACCCGCCGACTTAATGTGTAAACTATCAAAATTGTATTCACCATTAGGTCCGTTATACTTTTGAGCAAGAGTTTTCATTTCCTCTACGCGATCAGAACCCACAAACATTGTAGCATGTTTGTATCCTTGTTGATGAAATTTTTTCAACTGTGCAAGAAAGTGAGGATGTTCTTTTGAAGATGCTTCAAAGTGTACATTGGGATGAATGTGATTTAAATAATGGAGTTTGTGTTCTGACGACAAAGGATTTTTATGTTTGTCTTGTGAATGACTAACAATAACCTGATGATCATGCCCATTTTCTTGAGCATATTGATGTACAGTATTGATTAGTTTACTATGCCCCGTGGTAGGAGGATTCATTCTACCAAAAGTAAATACAATATGTTTATTTGCCATCACCTTGTTTCCTCATTTCGCTGGCAGCAAAATTCATTTTGCTAAATTCATGTCTCAATACAAATTTTGAAGGTCTGCCATTGTGATGGACAACATATCCTTCTGGGTTTATTGCTTGCCCGTCAAATTCGTGCCCATGAATATGATGCGAGTTAAATGCGTCAGTTAATACGTTTTTAGCTTTTTGCAAATGCTGATGTATATTAAACACATGTGTTATATGACTTGCGTTTATGCTCTTTATGTGTTTAACGCCTGCTTCAGAATGTTTTGCTTGTGCAGCGTCAGTTTTTACACTTGCTGCTTTTTTAGCATAAACTTCTTTAAGGTGATCTACAAAACCTCCATGACTAGGTTTACTACCATCCCGAACAGTCTTATTTATATAAGCAGAGATTGCAGCACCACTACTTCCATGCTGATTCTCATGTGATTCAGTGTGTTCAAATGCTTCTTTAGGTGCTTTTTTGTAAGCATCCATAGCATTTTGCATATGTTCTTTATATTGTTTTTGTTGTGCTTGCGTATATGATACATGTTCCATTTCA